TCTGATTGACCTTTTATAGCTCCAGCAGCTTTTAGTTTGTTATAAAATTTTCTATCAAGATCTAGTTCTACTCTTACAGATCTATCACTTATAGAACCTCCTCTCATAATCACACTAAAGTCAAATGGAAACATTTGGGCATATACATATACATTTTGTATATAAGATTTATCTTTATAAAAATCTAATGCAAGCTTTTTATTATAATTAACTCTATTTCTGTTAAGACCTGTAAGCTTTGCAATAGTATGTTCACTTAACATAAATCTATAAGCTAAAATACCAATAAGATAACTTCTTTGATCTACTAAAACTCTCTTTCTTACATTTAAAGTAATTTTAGAGAGAGCTTGTAGTACATCTTCTTTAGTATAATCTTCCATATATTACATAAAAAAGGGAAATAATAAACCTTTAAATTCAGCTACAAAAGGTCCAATAAATAGAGTACTTATAAAATCATGTGTTTTTGAGTATAAATACCAAAAATAAAGTACATAAATCTGTGATACAAAAAGGTATACAGATAATAATATCATTCCTAAAATTTTCATATTAAATCAAATCAAGTTCTTCTTCTCTTACTTGTTCTTCTTGTAGTATTAAACCTTCTATAGGTAAGAACCTACCGGCATCATAATACTCATAAGGAAAAGATAGTGAACTAAGTTCTACTTCTTTTAATTTTAAACCAATTTTTCCGGATTGTAAACCCATGTTTACAGTAGCTACTACAGTGTAAACCATACCTTCTTGTATCCACTCAGAATCTGCAATTCTTTTTGGTTTATTGCTTGCATCAATACATATAACTTTCATGCTCTTCTACTTTTGTTTTTATATCAACAAATTCAAAGTTATCTTTTAATTCAAGCATTTCCAAATAGTTACCATGTTTTACTACACATTTACCTTTATTATGTGCTACTATTGCACATTGTTCTGCTTGATTTTTTTCATGAGTGCAGAATTTTATAAGACAAGCAATTATATATCCATATGAATTAACATCATCATTATACAAAACTAATTTATGTGTTTGTGTATCTTCCATATATTTAATATAATAAATTTTGGGGTCAATACAATTTAACCCCAAAATCTTTCCACATTATTTTACTCTGGTCAAAATTTTCCAAAGCTTCTTTAACCCACTTCTCATCTATTGTATTCATATAACATAGTATGTGTACAATAGCTTTTTCATCAGGATTAAGCCGGAGTAATCTACCAATTCTTTGTGCTGCTTTTCTTTCATTACCATAAGCATGCATAATAATACCTTGTCTAAGGTTAGGAATATTTACACCCTCATTAAGTTGCAGTACAGTTGAAAGTTTAGTAATCTTTCCCTCTTTAAATAATATAAGATTATCTTCAGAATCTTTATTACCACTATGATAACTATAATCACATAATTTATCTGCCTGAGCTTGTGTATTAGCAAATACAATACACTTATTATTAATACTTTCCATTAATTTTTTAGTGTATATTTCTTTACTAGGATACTCCATCATAGCTTTCATTCTCATAACTCTGAGCATATGCATATTTCCTGACCCTACATCAATTCTTCTTGACCAATATATATAATTAGACTCTTCATCTGTTATAAAATTCTTATTACCCATTTTAGCTAGATAAACTTTCTCCTTAGTTAGGTGAATCTCATGTACAACAATCTGGTAATCATTTAGTATTCCATTTTCTACAGCATCATCTGCTTTAAATGTATATACTACTGGACAGAATTCATTTACTAATTTACCTTTTTCTGAATAACCACGCTTAGGAGGTGTACCAGTAAGACCAAGGATCTTACCAGAATATAACTGTAAGAATCCTCGGTGACTATTTAACAAACTATGAGCTTCATCCAAATAGACAGCATTATAGTCATTAGGATTGTGTTTGTTCAGACTTAGATAAGTAGTAAACACCATTCTACCTAATAAATATTCTTTTCCAAACTTTACAGCATCATCTTTCCATGATTGGAAAATTGATCTCTTTGGAGCAACAACAAGAACTTTCATTAATGGAGTAGTATTCCGGTCTATATGGTTCAAACCCACCAGGGTCTTTCCTACACCAGTACCTAAAACTACACTACATCTTCTTTTTCCATCAGTTGCAGCTAGTGCTTCTAATTGAACTTCATCTTTTGTCATAATATTAAATCTTCTCTGTCTTAATTAAAAGACTGTTTGCATAAAGAGTATTCTTAAATGCAGCAATTGCAAGCTTCCCAGCTTCAAGTTTACCATTTTTGTTAAAATTTTCATAAGCTTTGTTACCAATCACTTCTGATTTATCAGCAACATCTTTAATCTGTTTTGTGTTTACTTTACTCATAATACTTATCTTTAAGTGTTCTAGTTAATAAAATTGATTTTCTCTTTACATCAATCATTGTTGGTGTAATTTCATCTTTTGTTAAAGGTCTTCCAAGTCTTTTGATAATAGCAGGTGAACTAATAATATCATTTATAATAATATTGTCAGTTAGCTCACTCCTTCTTTTATTTTTTGTAATCCTAGCATTTAGTCTTATAGTAGATAAATGTTTTTTAGCATAAAGTTTATTATAAAGATATTCTCCCTGTTTTTTACATAACTCATTTAATACAGGATCATCATATTTAATTCTACATGAGTTATATTTCTTTACACAGTGCTTACATGTAGTATGTCTATATTTAATTCCTTTGTGCTGACCTTGACCACCATATGATAAAAACTCATTCTTTTCACACAATTCAATGTTACACTTTTTACAATGTGTGTTTTTTCTTACAATTTTCATAAACAATCATTTTAACCAATTCATTGTTCTCGCCTCTTTTGGAAATCTGTGAATCCAATCATGACAATTCCTACATACTGCCAACCAAGTACTCTGAACCAAGTAAAAAGTATCTCTGTTACTACCTGCATTTATTTTAGTTTAAAAGACAATAATTTTTCATATTTTTCATAGTCTTCAATTCTTAAAAAATATTTGAGGGTATCATCAACAATAGAAGAATAGTATTCTTTTTGTATATCTGGAGATATTTCACCATTTAATATTTGTTCATAGTAAATATTATAAAGCATGTTAGTTGTTTCTTCTGCAAACTTTCTTAATTTAGAATTTAAAATCATATTATTTCATTTTAAGAATTTCTCTTACTAGGAACTGAATCATGTAAGCATAAACTTCTTCTGTTTCAAACCCTGGTTGTACATTAATTTTGGATAAGACTGAATATGCTGCATGATAACACTCATGTGCTATCAATGATATACTGTCAGGATCTTTTCCAATTTTTTCTCTAAATCTTACTATGATAAATCCATCACTATGTGTCACAGTTCTAGCATCTGACTTCCAATCATCAAATGCTAGATCAAATTGTTCTCTTGTGAACCTGTGACAAAGACAATCATATAGTTGGTTATCAGATTGATTAATAGATACTACTACATCAGTAGAAAACACATCAACAGGTATTATCTTAAACATTCTATTCTGATTTAAAATTACTACCTCATTTGAACTTTGATTGTAAAAAACATATGTGACTTTCCAGATGCATCAACCATGTCCCTTACATCTTTAGCCACAGATTCATGACAATAACCAAACACCTCAATTAGATATTTAGCTTTGCCATATTTCTTACCATCTCTCATAAAGTATTCTCTACTTGGTGCAGTAGTTCTTCTAATTTTATTGTCTTTAGAACTGACATAAAATGTTGATGTATTTGCCATTCTATTCTAATTTAAAGGTTATAATACTTATCTTGTTCTTCTAACCACTGTTCTGGTGTTTGTTCTGTTTTCATTCTTCTGATTTAAAGGTTAATGCTTATAATAATCTTTCCATTTCTTATAAAAATAAAAAAGCACTGATAATACTACTCCAAATCCTACCCCAAATAGCATTCCAGCTGAAAATGCTTGTCCTTCATCTAAACTAAATAACCATTCTAATGCTGTTTTCATTCTATTCTGATTTAAATGTTGTTAATCCCTTTAAAGGAACTTCTATAATTTCACCTGAATCTAATACAACTATTGCTACTGTAAAGCCATGTGCTCCAAAATTACCCTTATGGATATATCCATCAATATAACCTGTTGAACATTTATTTATTCTATGATATATCTTAATTTTAACTTTTGTTTTCATTCTATTCTGATTTAAAGGTTAATTCATCTAATTTTATTTGGTACTCTTTGCCATCTTTGAATCCTTTTAGGTATTCTTCTGCTTTTTGACTTCTCTCCATTGCTTTGGCTTGTTCAATTAACTTTACTCTTTTGATACCATACTCTACTTGATTAATTTTATTTGCTAAAAAGTCAAGAGTTAATTTTACTTCTTGCTCCGCATAAAATTCTACTGCTGTCTGTTTCATATCTTATTTGTTTAATTTTATTAACTCCTTGATTTGCAAATAACCAATCTCCTTCTTTAATTTCTTCATCAGATGTGATGTAGATGTGTTGGTTTGTATAAGAATCATTTTTACTTCTAATTGAACTTTGTTCAAAATTAGCAATTACAAAATTTTTATTATTCCCAAGTCTTATTCTACTTGGTTTGTCTGTTGGTAATAAATGTATGTTTTTCATATTGTTTAATTTAAAGGTTAATTCCATTCAGCATACTTAAATTTTAAGAACTTATGTTGTCTTTTATTATTTATATATGCTTGTATTGTACTTCTATGATATCCATATCTTTCTGCAACTTCTCCAATTGTTCTAAATAATAAAGTCTCCGTACCATTTGTAACATAGATACCAACTCTATTATTTTGAGACTTTTTTCTAGCTGTAGTTGGATATATATTATCATATTCAGTATTATCTGCATATTCCCACTTATATCCATAAGCAGTTAATTGTTTTTTACGGCAACACTTAACAATATTAGTTTTTAAGTAGCCTAGTTCTTTCTCAATGTCTTTTAATTGATCCCAAATTTTTACAACCTCATTGTCTAAGGTTAATTGTTTTACTTTTACATTCATGTTAAAACTTTGACTGTCACCACCTTCAGCTAGATTTGCAAGAGAACCTGTATTATCAACCATTCTTCCATAAAGAGAAATAAATTCTTTTTCTTTTTGTTGGATAAAAACCAAGTCATCACTTTCAAAAAGTATCTCAACTTTAATTTCAGTTTTAGCTGCAATTCTTTTCCAAATAATATTTCTCTTTATAAAGTCATAAGCTCTATAAAACTCACTTTTTAATGTAAGAAATACATTTTGCCTAGTTTTAGTACCAACTCCAATGTAAAAAACTTCATTGGTATCAAGTCTTATATGTCTATATAAATAATGCATATCTGTTGAATTATACAACAAATATACATCATTTATTTTAGATAACCAAGAATTCTTGCTTTTTCTGGATTTTCATGGATCCAAGAGTGGCATGCACGGCAAACAGCTAACCATGTACTTTGCACTAAATAAAAGGCATCTCTATTGCTTCCTGCAAATGAATGATGGACATCTGTTGCATAATGAGTGCAATTGGGTCCTTTAATCATACACAGTGGATTCTCAGTAAGATACCTTTGTCTTAGTTTAGCATACTCTGCATCTTTCTTTTTTCTTTTAGAAGAAACCCGAGGGATAGCAGGGTTTGTTGGTTTTTCTGTGTTATCTGAATGTTTTTGGCAACTCCAGCAATATTTACAGTATCTGAATCCCTCATGGTTCTTCCATATAACAGTTGTTTTACCACAACCGTCACATTCTTTAAGCTTTGTTTGCATTCTTTAACATTGGTAAACTAACCGGTGCTTCTTTTAAACTTAAAAAGTTTTTAGGAAGTATACCTTCAGCTATAAAGATACTGATAATTTGATCTTTATCAATGTTTAAATCTTTAAAAGTTAAAGTATTTTTGAACTTTTCATCTGTTTCATTAAGATTAACTAGTTCTTTTGTTAAGTTAGAATTTGGAAACAAAATATTAAATAAACTATTACTATATTTAATAGTAAGTTTTTGTTTAAATGTATTAAGTACTACTTGAGCTCTCTTATATACATTAACAATTCTTTGTTTCTTTTTACTACACATAGTAGCTAATTCTTCTTGATTTAGAGCATCTAGACCATATAGTGCTCTTTTATACAAGTAGTTTTGATATATAGAATACTTGTCTTGTTCATATTGCATATAGGTTTTACCTGATTGCAATTGATAATTTCTAATCTGTTGTTTTAACTTTTCCATTTTAATCATACATTTAAATTCATAAAAAAAAGAGGGGAACTTATAATCATTCCCCTCAATTGTTATTTTACACTACTAATTATCCTTCAATAGAGAAATCTTCATTAGGTTTAAGTGCTTTGCTTTTTGATGTTTGTTCTTTTGTCCAAGCAGCTTGTAATTCAGCTGTATTGTTATGTTTAATAGGAGTATCAGTTTCAGTTAAATTGAAAGTTACTCTTGTTCTACGATAAATAGGTTCACCATCTAAAGTACAAACAATACCAGTTTTACCTGCTACTTTAAGATCTCTACTTGGATCTTTTTTGTTAAATGGACTTAAAGATTCATCAACTACAATATTTGCATCAAGTACTTGACCATCATAATATCCTAGAGCTTTCAAATCTTCTATTTGTCCAGGTATAAGTGCAGTTAATACTTTTCTAGATAAGAAACCATTCTTATCAATTATAGCTTTAGTTTGTTGACATCTAATATATCCAAATTCTGGATTCTCAGATACATTTACAACAGCTCCTGTTGTTTCATCAGCTAATACAATTACTTTTGAGTTCATAACATTAAGTTTTAAATAATTAATAAATAAATTGATTTTTGAGTAGATACTATATCCTTAATTACTCAGTTTAAGGTAAGTTTATAATTTATATTCGCGACTATAAATTATATATCCAAGTTATCTGATAAATCTATAATATCATCAAATGGTGTATCATCTGATATTATATTGTCAAAACTTTCATCATCTGGTAGATAATCAAAGTCATAATATTTTTCTTTTGTGTTTTCTATAACTGCTGAATCTGCAAAAGGATCTATAATATGATCACCAGAATCTAAAGACATCATGTATTGTATATCTTGATCAGTAAGTTCTAAATACTGTTCTATAGTTAAGTAAATAACCTTCCCATTTGGGAGCTGATAATACATTGTAAATACATAAAGTTTAGTAAATGTATCATATTTAATAGTACATTTATAACATTAGTATTTAAATTTTTGCATTATATAGCTAAACAATGAAAAGGGGTATTGCTACCCCTCTATCATTTGGTCAGGAAAAGCATATTCACAGAATACACTTTCTTAAAACTCTTCTATAATTTCTAAATCTTTAGTTTGTGCATAAGTAGTATCTAATCTGGTTAAACCAGCTCCTGTAACTACCATGCATTCAACAAGATATGGACTATACTCATGATAACCTCTAAATTGTTTTACAGTTACTGTAACATTCTCATCTTGATCAGCATACTTTTCTTTGGTAGCTTCTTTGTCTACACCATAACCAAGATTGGAATAATGCATTTTACATAAAGTACCATTTGATATAATATCTGGCAATTTATTACCAAGTATAAGCTTGAAGAAATGCTCACATGTTTGTGAACTATTACAGATAATAGGAGTAAATAACTTAATAAACTCTTCAGAATTAGAATCTTTAATAATTTTACCAAGAGCTTTTGCTACATCAGTATCATCATAGTTTACACTTATCTTCATAACTAATCATTTAGTTTTCTATATTCTATTATTTTATCCAAGAGAGCTTGATTAAAGTTTGTAAAGAATTTTTTATCTAAAAGTCTAGATTTTATTTTAATCTTTTTATTAGGATGTATTGTTTTTTTACAGCCTGTAGGTAAAAGATTGTCATTGATGTCTTTAATATCTGCCCGGAGATCCATCCCTAGAACAGAAGAAATAACTTTTATATCTCTCATTTTCTAAAAATATCTCTAAGACTTCTAAACAAACTGTTTTCGTGGTTCTTTCTGTCAATTATCTTTTGTAATATTAATGAAACAAAGACAACTTCATTAGTATGTTTACAACTACTTACAACTTTTTCAAGAGCACTGTGTAATACAGTACTAGTATCATAAGCATCTATAGATACTTGTAATAATTCTTCTGCTCTTTCATCTGTAATACCTAAATTGTGGTGTAACAAATCTGCTTCTTCATCAATAATAAGTAACTTATACTGACCATCAGTATTGTAACCTTTTTTCTTTTTCTTGAATAGTTTTCCTAACCATTTCATAATCATACATTTAAGTTAATAAAAATAAGACAGACTATTGCACTTTTTATCTGTCTTGATACGGTCTAGAGTGCACGCAACAACTAATAAGCATTTTCTTCTGTACCTAGACTGACCCAGGCATTGTTTTCTTTCAACCACATTTCACCAATAAAACCATTAGGTTTAAGTTGGTATTTAGCTTCAGGAAACTCTAATATAATAAATCCTGATGAACTTTTAGTAATTTCAGTAGGTTTATCATCTACTAGTTCAATAACATTTTTTACAAATTGTTTCTCTGATTTAGATAAGAATTCAGGGAGCTTTTCTTGACTCCCTGGAGTGGTAACAAACAAATTAAACATATAAACAATCATTTTCATAATAAATAAATCATAAATGTAAAACCAATAATAGCAAACACAATTAGTGCACCTATTGCTATATTATTGAACCGGTTAAATAATTTTATTTCAATCTCTAGTTCTTCTATAGCATCATCAATAAATGCAATTTGTGATTCTATCTCATATCTTCTAACTTCATACCATTCAAGACTTGGTTCATGCATATGCAATTCTTCAAGTTCATTCTGGTAGTTATTTCTTTTTTCTTTTAGTTCTGCTAATCTACTTTCCATGACCATAAATTTTTAAATTAAATAATCAAATAAATAATATATAGTCACCAAGTGACAGGAATATATAGCTAAAATCAAATGCAAATACAAAATCAAAGACCTTCTCTTCTACAAAGACAAATACAAATACTAAGTCTCATTGTTATTAGCCAATTGCATATTTTGTTTTTATGCATAACCTGTCTAATGATGAGTTCTATCTCAGTTTTTATAGTTTGAAGAGAAGCGGTTTTAAATGTATATCAAACATTTTTTCTTAATGTGGTTATCAACCACTCTATAGTTTAAAAATTCCTGTCACTAGGTATAAAGAGTAAGAGAATCAGCTTGTGCTTATCTCTTACTCACCTAATCAGAGTTCCTAGTTCTCTGGTGTAATAAACATGTCTATTACATGTTGAAATCTAGGATCAACATTAATTCTTAATGCTGCAGCAGATTTAATATTCAACTCACGTTGACTATTAAATTCCATAGTAAGTCTCAGTATCTCACCATTGTATGCATCCATAGCAATTCTGTATTCTTCTATCAACTCTTTTTCAAGTCTTAAGAATTCAGCAGCTTTATCTGCATTCTCTTTCTGAATACGTGCATTTTCATCACTAACTAAGTTCTTAACCTTAGCTTTGTAATAATTTACACGTTGTTCATACTTTCTATGTGCTTCAGCAATATCCTCATGGATACCTAATAAAGCACTAGAAACATGGTGTTTAGTAACTTTGACCGGAGTCTTCTTACCATCTTCAACTTCAAACCACTCAATACTTGGAGTATTAGGTAGTTCCTTTCTCAATTGAGTAAGTTTACCATTCTTATGGATAAACTGACCCAAATGTGAAGCCATTGCTTCTACTTGAAGATACTCAGAATACTCAGAATCTGACAATTGAGACCAACCCCATGATTCATTGACATCAAACAAGATATCATAATCTGGTACTATAGGTCTCTCAGGTTCAATAAGATGAGATAAATCAGGGTGTAAACCTCTTAATCTATCTATCTCAGCTTCTTTACCTTTGATAGCTTCCATAAGAAAAGCTTGACATGCATGCAAGTCTCCCTTATTCTTAAGTTTCTCAAGAATATCACCTGGTACTGGAACACCTTCCTGTAGGTTATATACTTGACCACTAACTGTAATAGACTTACTACAGTTATTGTAAGAGTTTAATTCTCTTTCAATTTCTTGTGCATTTTGGTAACACAAATTACTAATTGATTGTGCTTGTGACATACTCAAACCTTTTGTAGATAAATTTCTCATAAGTTCTGTTTTTAGAGATGAATAAATAATTAATTAAGTTTCTATAAGTTAAATAGTACTCTCACAAGGTTGCAATCCTTAAATCATACAAGCTTTAGGAATAAGTTCCGACTTTAGTGCAATGTATAAGTCCACATTATTTAAAGAGGTGTACCTGCTTGGATGAGAGTAAGAGCAGTTTTATATCCTACTCAGGATAATACTAGTTAAAGTATATTAAGTTCAAAAGAATCATCAGCTATTGCTTCTGGTTTCTTATAGAAGTTAATTAACTCTAACTTAGCTTCAATGGATAAATTCCGGAGTTGATTCTTCTCTAACTCAGACATTTTAATCCGGTAGTAATCACTGACCAAACCTATAAGCTCTATATTAATAGAAGTCTCAATAGAGTGTAGAGTATCTAAATACTCTCTGTTGTTAATCATAGTTGCATTCATATTGTTTGTTTATTAGTTACTAAATTAAGGAACAAGAGAATAATCAGGTAATGGTTTATTAGTCATATTTACTACCAATCCTACTGCAGGATGGTGGTATCTATGAAATTCCCGGAAACCCTGTTTCTCTTTCTCTAATATAAGAGACTCAATAGAAGTATTAAGCTTTAGAGCATAATCTTCTGTAATAGTACATTCTAAAATGTCAATGTCTATGTTCATATATATATGTTTTAATTGGTTACTAATGTGTTAGCTATATAAAATAATTTATACAAAGGTTATTATGAGTAGAAAATAGGACCTGTTTGGACCAAATGAATGCGGATGGAGGGTAAATACTACATACATTCTCACTTTAAGTAACACACTCTAACTATTTTAATTAGAGATAGTTACACCAACAACTAAACAGGACAAAGTAGGACCAACTTGGACCACTATGATACTACTTACATAATAACATTACTACAATTCTAAAGTTGTCAAAAGCCGTTTTTATAAAAAACAAACCCCTAAATAGGGGTCTGTTCCACTGATAATGATTCAGCTGTTTATTCAACAGCCAAATCTGAATCATCAGTATCCACGTCAAGTAGTCCAAAGACACCTGCCGTAGCACGTCCTGCTTGTACAAGTGCAGATACAGTTAATATAGGAGATACAGAGGTCATATCTGTAATGATATTTCCTTCATTATCAATTAACTGTCCCTTGGCATTGCAAGAGTGGTCAAAGGAAGCAAGGTATGTGGTACCTATATCCATTCCTTTGATAGCATTGGTTTCATAAACCAAACCACCAATTACATTACCTTTTTCAGAACCGTCCATAATTTCAAATGTACCCATACGGTAAATAGTACCCGTAGAAGGTATTGTCATTGGTGAACTTAGTTCTTTGATAAGCTTTGCATTGCAAGCACTTACAAGTTTAAAACCATTTGGAGTTTCTTCCATAGAAACACCCTTCGGTAACTTAATACCGGTAACAACTGTTTTTGCCATAAGACTTAAATTTAGAATTCCTACAATTTTAAAGTTGTAAAAAACGAAGTTTTTTAAAAAGCCGTTTATATAAATGTAAACTAAATGACATTATCATACCTATTGAGTATGCATATTGTGTGCACAATATGTAAATAAAAGGGGTTATTACACCCCTATGTTCCACGGTTGATACAAACCTGATTCACAAATATTGTGGTCAAATGAATACAGTTTATCATAAAAAGATTCTATATCCCAACCTGTATACTTGCTATTTGGGTTATTTGTAAATGATTCAATAGCCTGCTTATATCTATAAGCTAAACTATGATAGTCTAATCTTTTAGATTCAGGATAACTGTGATAGTTCATTGAACGGTCTACCATACCTGCTAAACTTTTAAATGCGTCTTCAAAATTCATAATATATAGTTTTAAATTAATACAATTATAAAGTTGTTTTAAAATAAAAGGGGATTATTCCCCCTTAATACTAATAAACAATAACAAACCTGATAAACTTGCTGCGGTAGCAGCAAATGTTGCTTGGTAAACATCAGTAGATACTAACATTCCAAATAGTCCTGTACCTGTCATAACAATGAGGGTAACTCTTAATAAATGCTTCATGATTGTAGTTTTAGTACAATTATAAAGTTGTCTATATATATGTATACATCAGTATCCTACCTTAGTATATATATAACATAGCACAGGCTGTTGTGTTGGATTGTAACTACACATCATCACATCCCATGCATGTGTACCTATGTATGTATCCCATGTCTTGTCAGTGTATACATTTTCTTTTCTGAAAGAATTCTTTTTGGTTTTTGTCCTAGAAATGACTTTGTCTGCCACATTTTTGGTGGGGGTATCACCTGAGCTGCTGAGGGGTGGGGCTGTTTGGTATAGGACCCACCATCTTCTATCATATACAATATCTATTATATACAATATTTATCACATAGAATATCCATCATATATAATGTTTTAGTATTTCAAATATTTTAAGTATATTATAGGTGTAATCCATTAAATTATATATATATATGGAGATTAAAAAGGTTGGTAAGAATGTTTATAGTATATATCTTACCGGAAAAGTAGCTGAGGTTGCTGTTTTATCTGACATCCACTGGGATAATCCAAAATGTGATAGAAAACTTTTAAAGAAACATCTTGAGTATTGTAAAGAGAATAGTATACCTGTTGTTATTATAGGGGACTTGTTTTGTCTTATGCAGGGGAGAGGAGATAGTAGAAGGAATAAGTCAGATATACTCCCGGAACATAATAATGCATTTTACTTAGATTCAATTGTAGATACTGCAGTAGAATGGTTTGCCCCCTATGCTCACTTGATTAAACTTATTGGTTATGGTAATCATGAGACTGGGATAATTAAATACCAGGAGACTGATGTACTTAAAAGATTTGTTGAGATGATTAATCTTAAACATAATACTGATATACAGACCGGGGGATATGGAGGATGGATAGTATATTCTATTGCTTATAGAAAGAATATGGCAGCTACATTTAAACATAAGTATTACCATGGTTCTGGTGGTGGTGGAATAGTTACCAAAGGTGCATTGAATCTAACTCGTGCTTTAGAAATGTATGAAGATATGGATCTGTTTACTATGGGTCACATACATGAAAACTCTGCTCGTAATGATGTTAGAGAAAGTTTAGTAGCACATGGTGGTAAATATAAAATTAAACAAAGACAGATTCATCATTGTATTACTGGAACATATAAAGAAGAATATGGTATAGGTACACATGGATGGCATGTTGAGAGAGGAGCTCCTCCTAAACCATTAGGTGGTAGAATAATTACTTTTTCTGTCAAAGATGCTAATGATGATGAAGGTGTTAACTATATAGACAAAAAAGTAGATAGTAGATCTTTCCCAATTTAATTTATATATTTGATCTATGAAAAAGTATGACATGGGTAAGTATATCCTACTAGTAGGTGATAATGCTGTAGAGATATTTGATTATTATAAAGTAGATGAGATGCATGGGTTGAATAAATCTGATGCCCAGGCAGAGGAGATTGATAAGACTAAAGGTAATGGGGTTTATATATATGGATTTACCAACTATGATCCTGCTGATAAAAAACTTACAGGTAAAGATCCATATAAACCTTTCTTGTTTTTAAACATGAGTACATTTAAAAAATACTCTCTTACAGAAAAAGCTACAGCTGTTATGCATGAGACAGTACATATGGGTCTCTTACTTTATAAGTGGAATGTTGATGATAAAGAAGAGGATATTATTTCTTTTGCTGAAGATGAAGCTAATAAGATTATTGCCAAATTAGATTTTGATAAAAAAGAACAGCCTAAAAAAGGTTTCTTTAAAAAATGAAAGTATTCTTTGATCATGTTAGCGGGTTTGGTAAAGTAAGTGACCTGGAGGTTATTGTTAATGGTGCTTATGGTATATTAGAACCTAATGAATCTGACATAGATGCATTAAAGCAAGGATGGATACCCTGGGAAAATAAATGGTATAATGAACGTAGCACACGGATTAATCTAGCTGAGTATGTTCCATCCAAGACTACTAAGAAACTAGCTAAAAGAATTATAGTTCACCCAGGAAGTGTAGATGTTTCCCTAGAGAAATATATAGAGCTGTATGATAAGTACTGTAATTATCATGGGTTTAAAAGAGATATTAAGTTAGAGTCTTTTAAAGATTGTTCTGTTATAGAGTATCATACTGATGAGTTAGTTGGGATTAGTTTATATAAACAGTTTGGTAATCAGTTTGTAGCATATCAGTTTATCTGGGATTATGCTGATCCTAAATTATCTTTAGGTACAGTAGCTCAAATGATAGAGTGTGAAACTGCTAAATTACTAGACTGTGAATATGTATATCTCCTAGGAGGATATGAGTTATGTTGTCTTTATAAGTCTAACTATAAAGGGTTTGAATTTTGGACAGGTAGCTACTGGTCTAAGGATGTTGAACTTTATAAATATCTAGTAGAAAGAGATGAGAAAATTAAAATAGAAAATTATGATATATGAACCTAGTAATAGATTGGAAGTTGTTACACCAAAAGGACCGGGGGTTATTTGGCTAGTAACAGACTACGGGCATGAAACAGATACTGTATATACAGTGATCATTAATAATACTGGTGAAATGTGGCAGTATACTCATAAAGATATTAGAGTAAAAAATAATTTAACTTTCAGAAGAGAAATAAAATAATTTATATATTTGTATAGTTCATAATGATAACTTTAAATGGTTAAAAAGTTAGAAACCTCAGATTAATTTCTGGGGTTTTTAGTTTAAACAAAAAAAGTTTTTATATTTGTTCTCTACAAAACTTGTTATATGAGATGACTGACTGCCAAAAAAAGTTATGGTTACTTGTTGCAAAAAATACATCATCTAATTTAGATGCAAGAATTGTATATGATGAATTATTAAAACAATTAAATATGTCAAAAGATTTTGAACTTCTAAAAATTACAGAAACAGATAAAGGATTAGAAGTTAGGATAAATGAAAAAGCTTATGGTAATTATGCTCTTATAGGTTTAATAGAACAGATTAAGTTTAATTTACTAAACACAGAAGATATTGCTGATGAAGAAGAACAATCTTCTTATAAAAAATATGATGCGTAACAATTTAAAACCAACAATATGGAAAACAAGTTAGTGGATGGAGCAGCTATCCAAGAAGTAAGAGTAAAAAGTTTTGGAGAAATACTTTTTAGTATTGACCTAACAACTGAAGAAGACACAGAAATTTACAGAGTAAATAAAACATTTGCAGAATTAGCTGAGAGATTAAAGGATGCTTATAATGAAGAAAGATCTCCTGTAAGAAGTATATTATTTGATCATGCAATTGGTGAACTAGTAAATGCACAAATGTCTATTGTAAAACTATTAACCTTTAAAGCATAAAAATGAAACCATTTAAACAATTAAGAGGCCGGACTATTTTATTAAGTGTGCCAGAAAGAAAAAAATCTAGTATTGAACTATCTGCTAAAGATGAAGAAGCAATGATGCAAGAAGCAGCAAAACTTTGGAGTAGACTTACTGTTTATGCCATAGGAGATAAAGTAGAAGATGTAAAAGAAGGAGATCAAGTATATGTAAGAACATCTGCACTAAACATGGAAACTGTAGAAAGAATTGATATAGATGGGACTATCAAACTTGTTCTTAATGAAGGTGATGTAATTATAGTTTGGTAGTCATGACTGAAAAAAATTATAATACATATATTCCAAGTGATAAGTATTCTACTAAATCAGCTTGTACTACTGCAACAGAAATAGACTGGCATAAAAGAGTTGTAAATTTAACTCAAGAACTAAGACCAGATTACTATGGTGGCAAGGATAATCCATATGAGGTGTTTCAGGTATTAGAAGCCTGGGGACTTGATAAAGATTTTTATTTAGGTAATGTAATTAAGTACTTAGCTAGAGCAGGAAAGAAAAATAAATTAACTGAAAAAGAAGATTTGCAGAAAGCTTTAGTATATTTACAAAAAAGAATTAACTCATTATGATAACAAAAATTATAGTTTTCATAGTTGGAATATTATTTATATCATTATTATTCTTAATAAATAATGCTATAAATAAACCTGTATATAACAAGATGTCTAATGTATGGGAAGATGATCCACAAGGTAGAAAGTTTAGTAATTTTATTATAATATTAATTGCTATAATATCTTTTGTAATTGGATTGATTTTTTAATTATATTATAGTATGGCA